AGATATGGAGCGTTTGAGTTGAGTATGAATTTATTAGCTACTAACTATGATAAAGGCTTCATGCGTCTTACTAAAGGATGGGCTATCTTGGTTATGCTAATAGGGAGTTTGATGGGAGTTTTGGTGTGAAACCTAATGATAGAATAGCCGTAAATAAAAGCGAGGAGATGCTCAAACTCCTTGAGGAGTGCTATAAAGACACGGCGAAGTTCTTTAGAGTTTTCCTTCCAGAGAACTTCTATCTTCCATTTTCTCCTCTTCATAAACAAATATTAGATATGATAGACGAGAGAAAACCGAGAAAGAAGTTAGCGGTGTGTGCTACTCGAGGTATCGGGAAAACTACGATGGCTAGAGGGGTAGCTGCTAAGAGTATATGCTATGGAGACGCTAATTTCATCATGTATGTTTCTAACAGTGCGACTAGCGCTGAAATGCAGACGGAGAATTTGAAGAAAGACCTTCTCTCTTCGGATATCAAAGAGTGCTTCGGGGATGTTAGAACTAAGAATCTAGAAGATGTTGATGAGAGTTGGAGTAAGAAAGCGTGGGTCGCTAACATAGCTGGTGGCTCTCATTATACATTAGTGCTCCCGAGAGGTAGTGGTCAGCAGGTTAGAGGGCTAGTGTGGAAAAACCCACTCGGGAAAAATCTCAGGCCCGACTTGATAATATTCGATGACCTTGAGGATACAGAGACTATTGAGAATGATGAACAGAGGAGAAAGAGGAAAGAGTGGTTTTATGGGGATGCTATGAAATGTTTTCCGAGAATAGAAACAGCTTGGTTTTCATTTTATATAGACACCCCGAAGCATGATGACTCTCTAATATTAGGACTCTTAGAGGCCAGCGACTGGGATTCTATACGGATTAGTATATGTGATGATAACTATAAGAGTTTAGCACCTGACTTTATGTCGGATGAGGATATACAGGAGGAGCTGAGAATACATAGGGAGCAGGGAATGATGGACGTGTTCGCTCGGGAATTTATGAGTATGTCTATTTCTAAAGAAGATGCTATTTTCAAACCGAGCTATTTTCATTATTATAGCGAGAGTGATGAAGACTTTATAAAGCAGAAGAATAATATGGCTGGGGTTGTGATACTTGACCCTGCTAAGACGGCTAAAATGCACTCTGCAGAGTCTGGATTTGTTGTGTGGGGTATTAACCTAATGACTGGAAAACTCTATCTTAGATATGCAGTAGGCGAGAAGCTTCATCCAGACGAGTTGTTTGATAGAGCTATCGAACTATGTATGAGTTATAACATAAACGTTCTGGGCATCGAGACGACTGGTATAAAGGAGTTCATAACGTATCCTCTCACTAATGAAATCGTTAGAAGGGGATTGAGTATAGAGGTAATAGAGCTGAATGCTAAGAAAGGCCAGGGAGAGTTTGCTGGAGTTGGTGGTGGGAAGAAGATGAGGATTTCGTCTCTCTCCTCCTATTATCGTAGAGGTATGATTCTCCACGAGAAGTCGATGTGCTCGGCGTTTGAGACTCAGCTCTTGGATTTTCCGAGAGGGAAAAGGAAAGATATAATAGATGCTGGGGCGTATATTACTGAGATGCTGGATGTAGGAGGGAGGTTCTTCTTCCCACCTGGCTTCGAGGATGAAAGTGAGGAGAGCATAGAAGCTGAATATAAAGAGATAATGGTTGAAGATGAAGAAGATGACTTTGTGTATGAAGGGATATGCCCATGAGCACTAAGATATTTACATTCGGAGGGCACGAGCTTCGTACCTTTAATAGTGGTGTGAGTTATACAGGTGGGACTCCCTTTAATGCTTCGCCATCTGCTGGAAGTGTAAGTTTTGTGTCAGGAGACCCTCCAACCATCACAGACTCATCACCTGATTTCATCGCCTATGGGTTCGTTCCAGGTGATATCATGCTGGTTGAGGGCTCGCAATATAATGATGGGCTCTATCATATAGTAGGTGTTACTGCAGACACACTGACGTTAGATAAGATACACACTTTAGTAGATGAGACACCTTCTAACGCAGTCATTCTCCACGTGCTTCCAGTAGCAGCCATTCGTGGAGTTGGGAGTGACCACTATGGAGAGATTTATGCTTACGAGAATACTGTAAATATATCGTTAGCTCAACAGGATGTTTGGTATCAGGTGAATATCTTTGGGCATAATGGAGCTAGCTACGGGATTCACGCAGACTATTCTAACAATCATCTAGTCATTCATGATGACGGTAGATATAGAATAGAGGCTCGGTTTACCGTCAGTTCAGCATACGTTAATCAATATAGATTTAATGTATTTGTGGCTAACACCGACACAGGAATAGCTAATTTAGGGGCTTTGTTCAAAACAATAGCAGATATAGATGATGCTAAGAGCGTGTGTTTGCTTGGCATAACGGATTTATACGTTGATGATATAATCGAGTTGCGAGCGATGAGATTAGATGGTGGTGGTACATCAAGGGATGTTTTGATTAGAGACGTAGGTCTGAGAATATCTCAGATTTGGTAACTTAGAGAGGATATAGAACATGCCGAATATAGTTTTAGGACAACAAGGTAGTGGAGTCTCAATGAGCTTTGGCTCTATGAATGTGGAAAGGGTGAGTCCTGCCCAAAAGGCGAAGAGTAGCCCGTATTCGTATGAGTATCCAAAAGGTTTAGATTTTAGGCCGGGCTCTGAACTTCATGAGCGGATTAAGGCGAGTGTGCTGGCTAAAGCGAGAGCTAGTCAGGACGTCATCAAGACTAGATTTAGTAGCTGGAGGGAGATAGACAGGACACTAACAACGTACATATCCCTCGACGAGGAGGAAAAGGAGATTGTTAGAGAGGATAAGAGGAAACCAGTATCAGTAGTAGTGCCAGTTTCATATGCTACTCTCGAAACTCTCCTCACTTATCTAACAGCTGCGTTTCTTGATGAGCCCTATTTTAGATATGAAGGAGCAGGGCCTGAAGATGTTCTCGGAGCCATCCTACTCGAAATGGTCGTGGCACAACAGTGCAGGAGATCGAAGGCTGGTTTAGAGCTCCACACAGGGTGGAGAGATGGTTTAACGTATGGATTTGGGCCTATGTATATAGGATGGGAAAAGAAAACGGGATATAGAACCTCGCAGTCGGAGGAAGAGATATTCTCGATGCTAAGGAATGAGTTCGTCAAAACTGGCTCGACTACGGAGACTATGGAGAGAGTAACAACCTATGAAGGAGGGAAGCTCACAGCGTTAGACCCTTATATGTGTCTACCTGATCCAGATGTCCCTATACAGAATGTGCAGGATGGTTCGTTCTTCGGCTGGATTGAGAGAAGAGGACTAATGTCTTGGCTTGAGCTTGAGAGAGATAATAATGATTTCTTCAATATGAAGTATCTCAAGCACTTTGACGGGAGAAGTACTCTGAACACAAGGAGTGAGACTGGTAGAGGGGATAAATATGGAATGGTGGATAGTTCAACATTCACAACTCAACCAGTAGATGTGATAAATATGTTTGTGAAACTAATCCCTAAAGATGCTGGTATAGGAGATGAGGAATATCCTGAGACGTGGCTATTTGCTTTAGCTGGAGATGAGGTAATAGTGAGAGCACAGCCACTTGGTTTAGACCATAACCAGTTTCCAGTCAGCGTTGCCTCTCCCGACTCAGATGGGCATAGTATAATTCCTATATCGAGATTAGAAACAGTTCATGGACTCCAGACAACGCTGGACTGGCTTTTTCAGAGTCATATTACGAATGTTAGGAAGAGCATAAACGATATGTTAGTTGTTGACCCTATGCTCGTTAATATACACGATATAGCTAATCCGAAGCCAGGAGGTATAATACGTACACGGCGTCGGGTTTGGGGACGTGGAGTTAAGGATGTTGTGATGCAACTCGGCGTCGTGGATGTTACTTCTCATCACATTCCCGATAGTGGGTATATAACTCAGTTGATTAGGGAGACGACGGGTTCTCAGGACGCTATAGCTGGCATTAGGAGAAAGACTAGCGAACGAGTGAGTGCGACTGAGGCTGCTGGCACGATGAGAAGCGCTTTATCGAGATTAGAGAAAATGGCTAAGATGATTAGTCTGCAGATGCACTATGATATTGCATATCAGCTAGCCTCTAACACGAGACAGTTGATGTCTGAGGAGAGATATGCTAAGATTGTGGGGGATTGGGGACGTGTGCTCGCTGAGGACTTTGGAATTGAGGCTGAGAGAGACAGGGTACTGATTAGCCCTAGGAGCATAAACGTAGAGTTCGATGTTATACCTCATGATGGGAGTATCCCGAGTGCTGGAGATCCAGACACATGGATTAGACTGTTTCAAATAGTTGCGTCTAATCCCATTCTATCCCAAAAGTTAGACGTAGTTAAGATGTTTAAGTTCGGTGCTAGAATGGCTGGTGCGAAGAACCTCAACGACTTTGTTAGGAGTGGGGGAAATGTGAATGCTCGTGTCCTTCCAGATGAGATTGTCAATAGAGAAGTTGAGAAGGGAAACATGATACCTACTAATCAGGCGGTGTGAGCACGTGTTCAATTATTGAACATATGCTATCATGAAGAAAAGGAGAGTATAGAATGAAGAAGCTTCTCGATGTGAGTGATTTATCAAGAGGTGAAGTAGTAGCGTTTACAGGGAGTAACGTTTGGAGTGTGATGAGACGGCATTTAGAAGAGCGCCTCGAGACACTAATTAGAATGGTTGAGATAGCTCCACTCGACGATGTTTGGGGGGAGACTAAAGACGGAAGACCTGTCTTGAATAGGGAGGGAGTCCGCAGGATTCAGGGAGCTATGACAGAAATAAGATTCATGCTTGCGTTACCACAGAGTTATATAGATGAACTAACTGAGACAAAGAGAGGAGAGGAATAAAAATGGCAGAAGAAAAAGATAGTATCATCGCTGAGATAGACAACATGCTTAATGGTGCTAAACCTAATGCTGATGAGGGTAAAGGAGAGGCTAGCAAAGAGAGCGAAACTAAGGTTGAGGCTGAGACTAAGGATGAGAAGAAGAACGTAGAAGAAAAGAAGAGCGCTGAAGAGAAAGTAGCTGCTCCTAAGGAAAAGAAACCTACTCCTGAAGAAGAGGAGAAGCTTGCTCCTAAGGAGAAGGGGCCTATTCCCGAAGAGGGAGGGGAGGAAATAGTCGCAGAGGAAGAAGGGGAGCTCCCTTTAGGGGAAGAAGAACCTCCTCCAGAAGAGGAAGAGCCGCCTGAGCCAACTGAAGAGGACGAAGATTATTGGAGAAAGGCTCTTAATGAAACAGCGAAGGAGCAACTCGAAGAGAAGGGGGCTTCAGGAAAAAAAGCTGCTAAGGGAGAGAAGGAGGAGAAGGGAGAGAAGAAAGAAAAAGAGAAGTCGCCTATAGAAATCCCGAGTATTAAGATTAGCAAAGAGGAGTGGAGCGATGCTATGGAGAGCGAGGAGGGATTTGAGAAAGTGGTGCAGAAGGTAGACGATGCTTTCTCTTCGAGACTTCAGGAAATCATCAGAGCTCTCCCAGAGGTTATAGAGGGTATAGCTAAGGAGACGACTAAGACATACTTTGCTATTAGTGATTTCTTTCAGGCTAATAGAGACCTAATTCCGTTTAAGGCTCTCGTTAGTTTGACGGCGGATAAACTCTTTGCGAAATACCCTGATAAAGATTTAGAAGAGGTAATGGAAGACGTGGGAAAGGAGGTGCGAAAGAAACTGAGATTAGAGAAGAAAGAGAATAGCAGGGTGACTAAGAGTAGCGCTAGGAAACCTGCTATAGTTACAACTAAGACATCGAGGAAACCTGAGCCTGTTAAACTAACAGGAATGGAGGCTGAGATTTCCGATATGTTGAGTTTACAATGACGATTTATGGAGGAATAAGTAATGGAACGAAAACAGAGGATTGACAACGAGATCCTAACTGCTGCTGATAAGACTTACTTTTATACAGCTGCTACCACCGATGCGGTGCAGCTAACGACTCGTCAGCAAATAGTTAGAATCGCTAACGCTCACGCATTTACTCTGAGTTTGCCCTCCGTTGCAGAGGCTAAAGGGTTGACATTTGTTATTAGTGTCAACTCGGCCACAGCTGCTGTGACGCTGGCGGACCTCGGCGATAGTGTCAACTGGGAAGGAGACTATACCTTAGACGCTGCTGAGGATAGGATAGCTCTAAAATCAGATGGGCGTGAGTGGATTGAGATTGAGAACGCTATAGCATAAAGGAGGATGAGATGAGTTTTAAGGGAATGCTGACTAAAGAAGGTATCATACCTCGCTCTGATGGACAGTTGGAGTTCAGAAAGCCAGTCAATTTTGTCTCAGGGCTAAATGCAACTATTGGCAGGGGCAAAGTGTTTTATGTTGACTCAGTTCATGGTGCTAACACTAATTCAGGGAAAACTCCGTATACGGCTTTTGCGACGCTGGATTATGCTGTTGGGAAATGTAGAGCTAATATGGGAGATATTATCTATCTCCTCCCTAAACATGCGGAGACGTTAGTCTCGGCAACTAGTTGTGTGATAGACGTGGCTGGTGTTTCGGTGATAGGTTTGGGGCAAGGAGAAGATAAACCTCTCTTCACATGCTCTACTGCTGCAGCTGCTAAGATTTCTATAACGGCTGCTAGTGTGCGTCTTGAGAACATTCGTATGCTCTCAGCGTACACAGGAGGAATCACTACTGGAATCTCTTTGAGTGCTGCTGCTGGCGGGGCTATTCTCAGAGATATAGAGATGAGAGAGACAGCTAATACTAAGGAGTGGTTGATTGGTGTTAGCATAGCTGATGGATGTAGCTATGTAACTATCGACGGCTTTAAATACTTCGGTATAGCTGGTGGAACTACCTCTCAGGTGATTAAGTTTGTTGGTATCTCTAACAATTCGGTGGTGAGGGACTTCTTGATTTATGTGGATGCTTCTGGTGCGGCGATAGATGCCTTAACCAAAGCGTCGAGTTGGATGACGATAGAAAATGGGGTAATTCATAACCTTGACACTAGCGCTGGACTGACTGTTTCAGTCAAGTCAGATACGACAGGTTTCATGCACGATTTGAGACTATCTGGTTTGTTTGAGGGAGCTCTCCCAGCTGGAGCTGCTATGGCTATCAGTGAGGTTTATAGTAGCAATGTGATATTCAAACAAGGTTTCTATGGAATTGCTCAAGATAGCTAATCGTGATGTGTAATGTATATGATGTATATGAGGAGGTAATATTATGGCTTTTATGGGAATGAGGGGAAACGGTGATTGGGTAGCTAATCAACGACCTCAGAATTGGCGGGAAATGATTTTACACGAGTTTCCCAATGGAGATATGCCTATTACTGCTATTCTGGCTATGATGCCTAGTGAGAGAACTGACGATCCAGTATTTCACTGGTGGACTAAGAGGTTAGCAGGGCAGGCTGGTGCTGTTTCTAGTGTCTATATAGACGCTGGTCTAAGTACTGCCTATGTCTATGCGACTCATCAGGCTACCTATGGAGTTGCTGGTGGTACTGTCTATGTGAAGATGGCTGAAGCTCTTGCAAAAGAATTTCGGGCTGGGCACGAGGTAGTTCTTAAAGATAGTGATAGGTATGATGTAGATGTAGTTGGAAAGGTTGTTGGAGTTGTATATAATGGGAGTAGTAGCTATGTGGCTGTTAAGCTTCTCGAAGATGATGATAACTCTGCTGATTCTTCATCTTATAACCTTTCAACGGTAGATAGAGTTATAATCGTAGGTAATATCAATGCTGAAGGTGCTGCTGTATCTCGTGGTATTGCATATGATCCAGTTGGGTATTTTAACTATACACAGATTTTTAGGAATCCTCTCGAAATAACGAGGACTGCTAAGAAAACTCATCTGCGCACTGGAGATTCATACCAGGAGGCAAAGCGTGAGGCGCTTGAGAATCACGGAATCGAACAGGAAAAAGCTCTTATATGGGGCGTTCTATCTTTAGGTATAGGTTCTAATGGAAAACCAGAGCGAACCTTTGATGGGATTCTTTCTTTTCTCAGAAAGAACTCTACTGACTCCGCTAAGTCTATAGATAGCTTTGCTCTAAATAGTGATTATTCAGGGCAGAGTTGGCTTGACGGAGGCGATAACTGGCTCGACGAGAAACTCGAATACTTAGGAACGTATGCTCCTAACGAGGTTATAGCTGTGTGCGGTGCTGGTGCTTTGACGGGTCTTCACAAACTCGCTAAGCATTTAGGTAATATTCAGCTAACTCCAGGGCCTCAAAAGACCTACGGGATTACATTCACTTCGTGGCTTAATCCTCACATCACAGTAATGTTGAAGAAACATCCTCTCCTTTCGAGGGAAGTCTCTACGGCACACACTATGATTTTGTTCTCGCCTAAGAACATCAAGATGAGGATCTTTGATGATACCAAGTTTCTTCCCGACCGTGAGGCTCGTGGAACTGACGGAAGCGTCGAGGAGTATCTCGGTGAGTTAGGCCCTGAGTTTCATTATCCAGACCAGTTCATGGTTCTGGATGGTGTTGGGCAGGATAACAACCTATGATGAGTGTATATATAGAGCGGCTCTTAGAGATAATAGCCGCTCTATATTACTATTGAAACATAGTGGAGAAGAGAGATGAGTTTAATAGAGGTTAGAGAGAGAGTAGCGAGGGAGAGCGGAAGGCACGATCTCGTTAAAGACTTCGCTAATGGAGACTACACAGATAGCGGAAATGGTGTCTCTAATAGATATGTTAACGACGCACAGAGATTCTTAGATAGAAAGGCTAACTTCATAAAATCGTACTCTTGGTATAAGAAAGACGTATCTATAGGTTCGTATAAGGTTAATTTCAGATACTGCTCTGCTATCAAGCAGGTATGGTTTATGGCTAATGGTGGGAGATATAGATTAGATAAGAAAGATTTATCCTGGCTTAGAAGAGCATACGGAGATGTGTATGCCAACCTAACTCAGGCAAGTCCGCTCTACTATGCTCCTATGGTTTTAAACCTTTCTCCAGACCAGGTTGCATTGACGAGTTCGGACTACGTCAACGAGTTTACTCGGGATTTTGAGGAGATTCTGTTTACAGACGAAGCTGAGCATTTTCTATATAGCGGTGTTCTATGGATGCCTCCGAACGCTGTGGCGAGTACCGTGTCTATATTAGGAAGGTTCTGGTCTTCTCCTCTCTCAGTTGATGCTGATAAATCGTTCTGGACTGAAGTTCACCCCGATATACTATCTTTAGCAACTCAATATGTTATAGAAAGAACGTACAGAAATAGAGAAGGGATGGCGGACTATATGACTGCTATCATGGACGCTATCGATGATATAGATAGAGACGTTGTTGAAGAAGAAGTGCAGGACTTAAATCAGATGGAGGGATAGATGCAGGTTAGAGATATCATACGTGAGAAGGTAAAGAGAATGGAAGAGAGAAAAGACGAGATGATGCTCTCTGACGATGCCTTAAAGACTCTACTGGATGGGGTGAAGAGCGTCTGGGAATACTTAGATAGATTCAGCGAAACGCAGGAGCCTCTCTCTTATCAAACGCTCTCTAATTCATTCGGCGATATAGATAGGAAGAGGGTAGAGGAGGTATTTAGATATGCCATACAAAAGAATAGGGAACAAGGTTTACACAAAGAGCAGCGGAAGCTGGCGTCTAAAGCAAACGTGCAGAAGCGCGGGGGCAGCAGTAAAGGCGATGAACCTGCTGAGAGCCATTGAGCATGGCTTCACTCCTACTAAGAAGAGGAGAAAACATTGAGAGAGTTTAGTGTTTCTATCATAGGAAATTTACAGAGAGGGCTTAGACCTGATGATAGAGTTCAGAGGAACTCTGTCTTCGCTACCCAATGTCAAAACATTAGGCCTATTGTCATAGATAAGCGTCCTACTCTTTCCACCTTCACACCTATCTCAGATCCCTTCGCCTCTGGGTATTTGGGCTCACTCGAGATTGGCGTGAGTCATCCGTTCCCTCAAATTTTCAAGGGTAGGGAGAATACGTTTCTCCTCAGTGGGACTAAAATATATAAAGTGACCGAGGGGACTGATTGGACTCTAACCGAGTTAGAAACTAAGGATGCCTACGATGTTGGAGTTGACAAGAGTATACCGAGAGGGGAGAGTTGGCACTTTGCTGACTTTGGTGCTTCGTATGCTTTCTTCAACAAAGAGTGTACTGTGTTTAAGACAAATAGGATAAAGATGTTCGGAGGTGCTTCTGATGTTCTCGTTGCTGACGACATTACTATTAACACGGGATGCGCCTCTCGTGGAAGGTTGGTGCTAGGTGGGTTTAACACGAGTGATTTTTGGAGAGCGAGATGGGATTCGTTCCTAAGAGAAGCATCCGATGCTGGCTTAGGCTTTGTATTCCCGACTTCTCCTGGATCTAACTTCGTTTGGTGGAGTCAAATAGGAAGTGGGGCTTTTTTTCTCTTCTATCCCGAGGACTATATAGTCGGGAATGTTAAGAACGCTGGAGAGGAGATATACTCCTCTGATGTATCCATGCTCGATGAGATGCTAACGAGAAATGAGATGGGATTCATGCCTATGCACTGGCAGGGAACTGTTAGACGTGTTCTTCCTCTTGGAAATGGAGTGATGGTATACGGAGATAATGGTATCTCGTACATGCCCAAGTCAGCGAGTACCTACGGGTTAGTGGATCTCGTCCCTCATGGAATAGCGAGTAGGTCGAGTGTAGGCGGGACTGAAAGAGAGCACGTCTTCGTCGACGAGAGTGGATGGCTTTGGAGGGCGACTCCTGATGAGCAGCCTAAGAGATTGGGATTTAGAGAGTTCTTCGAGAATATGCTCTCTAACGATATCGTTGTTAGTTATGATTCTGTTGAAGACGAGTATCATATCTCAGATGAGAACTCGTGCTTTGTTTTAAATAGATCCGATGAGTTGTATGAGTCAACATATCTCCCGAAGAGCATAGTAGTATCAAACGGAGGTGCTGTTGGTGTATACTCTCGGTCTGGGCACAGTGATGATGAGTATGCGATACTCGAGTCAGACATAGTCGACTTAGGGATTCGTACTATTAAAACTATAGAGAGGGTAGTCGTGTCAGCGACTAACACCGCTTCTCTCGGTGTGAGTATAAAGTGGAGAAATAAGTCGAGTGATGCGTGGAGTCAAACTCCTTTCGCTGATGTTAACTATGAAGGAGTAGCATATTTTCCAGTAAAGGGATTAGAGTTTAAGATAGTGATTAGATGTAAAGATTATACTAAGATTGATGTGGATGATGTCTATCTACATTTTAAAACAGACGATAAGAGAATAGTGAGAGGTACATATGCTCTTGAGAATGCTGCCAGAGCAAATATCTAAACAATGGGATCTCGTGAGAGCTGCTATAGAAGCAGCTAATCCGCCCGATGTGGTTCTTCCCGAGCATAAGATGACTAACATGCTATCTATGTTACTCAACGGAGATATGCAGTGTTGGGTTCTCGTAGGTGATGAGGTTAGAACAGACGTGTACGCTATCGTTACTACTCTCACCTACGATGACCCGTTCGGAGAGAAACAGCTATTTGTATATTCTCTCTACGCCTATAAAAGACCCTCTCGGGAGCTTTGGATGGATCTCATTAATACCCTAAAGAGGTGGGGAGAATCATTAGGCTGCTCGAACGTAACAGCATATGTGAGGAATAAATCGGAGATTAGATTGATAGAGAGGATTGGTGGAGATGTAGAGACCGTCCTCGTGAGAATACCTTTAAAAACTAATGGGAGGTTATGATGGGTGGAGGAACACCTGCTTTATCGTTTCCATTCGCTGCTGGAGCTGGAAACACGACTGCTATGTATAGTACCTGGGTTGTTGATAAGTTAGCCCCTCTAATACAGGCTGGCGTTGATGCTAATAGCCCTTATTATAATGAGGCTGCTAACATACCTGATCCAGACGCTTTGATGGATGATACTAATGCTAAACATAGTCAGGGGAGGATGGATGCTACTATCACTGACATACTCGCTATAGACCCCGAGACCGAATACGCTTCGTTTGTTGCTAAAGCGGTAGCAGAGGCGTATACGCCTGGGGTATTTCCGTCTATCACAGATGATGTAACTAATATACACTCAGCGGAGAGAGGTTCGGTGACTTCTGCAGTCGATGCTGCGCTAGCAGCTGCCTCAGCGGCTATCGCCGATACTCCTATATCTAACATGGTTGACGCTTATGAGGCTAAGATTAAGGACGAGTATCTAAGGGGGATTAGTAGATTAGCATCGAGTCTATCGGATATAGACGCTGTTAATAGCTCAGCATTCGTATTCGGGATCGCTCTTTTAAATAAAGAGCTCATTCGGAGTGTGAACGATTATACTAAGTCCCTCGAGTTAGACGCATTCAAACAGTATGTGAATATATATATGAGTACGTTTATGCAAACGTTTGGAGGGCATCTTAATGGCTATTTGGCTAGGAATGCTTCTAAAGATACTCTAATTCTCAACGGAAATAGAGAGATGTCAACTCTGCTTGCTAATAAGATAAGCGCTGAGGCTGCAGCCACTAATCTTCAGGCAGAGCTTAACAGAATCAGACATGTTGCTCTCACTGAGAAGCATAGAGACGGAGTGGCTCTTGATGCACAAGATACTCTCTATGATTATCAATTGTATCAGTACGGAGCTAATATGCTAGCCTCAAGTGGAGGTGCTGCTGTTCTACAACCTAAGATGTCTCCTGGGCAGAGTATGCTTGGTGGAGCTAGTGCTGGAGGTGGCGTAGGAATGATGGTTGGAGGCCCTGAGGGAGCTGCAATAGGTGCTGGGGTTGGGGGAATTATAGGTCTATTTGGTTGATGAGCACGTGTTCGATTATTGAACACATGCTATTCTTCATAAAGTGAGGAGGATGAAAGATGGCTAATAGTGATATAAAGAAGATAATACTCGACGAGTGGGGACGACCTAGGACTCTCGAACTCTATTCGGACGCTCTTGATAAGAGAGCCCCTGTTATCCCTGAATATCCTAAGTCGAGATTTCCAGCTGAGGGAGCTGGTACGCTACAACCTCAAGGAGGAGTAGGGGGATACGGAACTCCGACTCTCGAAACTCTACAGGAGATAGCAAAGGGAATCCCGAACTCTCAAGCTGTTCCAGCTGAGAATACATGGTGGGATAGAATGAAGGCTAAATACTCCTCTCCGCTGAATAGAGCTGGTGCATCGAGGCTATTCGGAACAATAGCTCAGGCTTTAACAGCTGCTTATCCTAAGAGTTGGCAATATCAACTCGGAGGCGCAGCTAACAAGATGGGAGCTGCTACTCAACAGAGAGCTATCGCAGAGGGAAAGAATCTCGAGGGAATAGCTGGCTTTGGGATAACTCCTGAAGAGAGATCACAGATGGTTAAGGAGGCTCTATCTGAGAGAGAGGCTACTAGCATGGCAGACTATCGGAAGAAATATACAGACTATCTACTCGGAATGCTCGAGAAGACCCCAGGCGCTGAGCAGAGGATGGAGGAGATAGAGGCTAAGAAAACACCTCCTGCTCCTGTTAAGTGGCAAAGACAAACCTTTCCCTCTAATGGTCAGAACGTAACAGTTGCGTTTAATCCAGTTACTCTTGAGAGAGTACCAATAGCAACTAGCCCTATTCAAAACACAGCTGCTGAGACTAGTCTAAGCAATACGCAGAGAGGATGGTATAATGATGCTACTCGTCAGGCAACGAAAGAGTTGAGTATGCTAGGATATGGAGACCTCATAAAGTTATCTGACGGAAGCTATACTATTAAATACAACGAGGAAACAGCAAACGACCCAGATTTGCAGACTAAAGCTAACGCTGATTATTATAGGCTACTCAGAAAGTACCTTAGCAGATACGCTGACTTGAAGAGACTGCCTCGTAGCTTTGCGGAGGCCCTAGCTCCTGAGCAGGCTCCTGAGGTTATTGATTTGACTGAATAGAGTATATGATATGAATGATGTTATTGATAAAACATACGGTCTTTTAACAGACTCCACTCGTGGGGATGCTTTCTATAAGGTAAAGCAGAGTGCGGATGAGTTTAGAAATCTTCTCTCGGATGAGCCCACTCGTGGGAGGGTATACGATCTCTTAAAGAGAAAGTATCCTGGCTTGAAACAGACGAGGGACGAGTTCGATAGTCTCGTTACTTCTGTATCTCTGCCTCCTCAGGAAGAAGGAGGTTCTATGGGGGGAGCTCTGCAAAGAGGCGTTAACGCTATGGTCACTAACGTTAAGACTCTTCCAGTTACACTGGGGCAGGTAGGTGCGTCTGTGTTAGGCGGCTTGACTGCTGGAAATCCCGCTAATCCGAATCCCTTCGCTTTTTGGGATAGAGCATCGAAGATATATCAGAGTTTAGAACCGATTAGAAAGAACTGGAGTGATTATGTTAGGTTCGAGACCGAGTTAGAAAATCCAGCTAAACCAGCGACGGGGAAGTATGCGAGGAAGCCTAAGAAGTGGACGGAGTACTTTACTGACCCTAAGCGATCTCTTATGAAAATAGCTGAGCAGGGGCCTAGTATCATCCCTCTCGCAGCTGCGTTCGTTGCTAATCCGATTGTCGGTGCTCTTGCTATGTTTGGGAGCGGAGCTCAAAGTATGCAGGAGAGAGTTGATGCCTTCGAGGGAAGGACTGGAGAGAAGGTAGACCCGAGAGATAAACTCTCTGCTACTTTGATAGCAGGGAGCGTGGATGCTGCTCTGGCTAAGTTTGGAATAGATAAGGTTATTAATGTGTCTAAACTTCCTGGTGTTAAAGGTGCGCTAACTAAGGCTCTCGTATCGACTCTCTCTGGAACATCTACTATCACTGCTATGGATATGGATAAACAGATTGCTGAGATAGGTATTAAGACTAAAGAGAGGATAGACTGGAATGAGCTACTCGACACAGCTCATAGTGGATTCCTGCTCGGGCTAGGCGGAGCTATCATTAGCGGAGCGAGTGGGCGCAGAGTTAGAGATATAGAACAGAGAGACGCAAAGAAGGTAGTATCGAAACTCATTGAGGAGACACACGCTATTAGACAGAGTCCTAAAGGAAGAGAAGCTGTACTCGAGAACCTGAAGAAGATGGAGATAGCTGGTCTCAAAGCTGAAGCTAAGAGAGGAGTACCCTTTGCTAAGACGACTGGTTTAAAGTCGAGAGGCGATGTAAACAAGCTTCCTCCTGATGTTAGAGCGACTGTTAAACATAACGGGATTCTCTACGACGGTAAAGACGACATGGGTAATCACTATTTCACAGCACCCGAGCCCAGTGTAGGGGGCACTACTACGGTCTCGGGTAGTAAGCTAAATGCAAAGAGTGTAAATGAGGCAGTGGCTGATGTGTATAATAGATTCGGACGTCCCGATAGAGCTGCGGAGGTTTTAAAGTCAACTTCTACTCTCAAACAGGTGCACAAAGTCCGTGCCTCTGAGAAAGGAGCGAGAGCCGTTAGAGAAGCTATCGAGAGAGAGGATGCTATTGGGAGAGAAGTTCAGAGAAGAGTGTCTAAAGATATGTACGGTAGAGAATATGAAAAGCTCTCCACAGACGAGAGGTCGAATGTTGATGAGACTTCATTCGGAAGAGCATACTCTGAACTCTCTAAGGAGACTCCTAAAGTAGCAGACGCTGTTAAGGAGGTTACGCCTCCTATCCGCAGTAAAATAGAGCCAATCACGATGTTTGAGAGGAGAGTAAACAAACTTCAGGGAGCTCGGTATAGTGCCGATTTACGGAGATATATACTTTCTAAGGAGACACGTGCTAATTTAAGATCACTCGGGATTAAGTTCAAAGATCAAAAGAAGATTCTCTGGAGCATCGAAGACCCAACTATCTCTCTTAAAGAGAACGAGATGAAAGCGAGAAAACTCTATATAGATGTTATGAAAACTGGAGCTTTGTATGCAAAGCGAGCTGGTGTATTAGATGCGACTATTGATAACTACGCTCAGCATTTGTACGCTGATAGGTGGAAGAATATAGAGAAAGCTGGAAACTTAGCCAGAGGGAGCTCGCTGAAAACTAAAGCTGGCTTCAATATGCCTAGGGTTATTAAAACGCTTAGAGAGGCTGAGACGAGATATAAGCTCCATCCTATCTACGATATGCCCACTTTGACTGGAAGATGGTTTCAGGTTATGAATAGAGTTATAGCAGATAAGCAGTTTATAGAGCAGGTGAGAGGGATGATAGACGTAGGCGGGAAACCTGTGATTAGCACTAAGTACAGACCTGGCTATGTATCCGTTCTGACACCAGAGTTAGCTAAGATAGCGACCTTTTTAAGAGGAGGGCAACTCTGGGTTAGCCCGCGCTTCGTAGGTGGGATGAAGGCTATTGCCTCTCCGAGGGGATCTCCCCTTCTTGCATATAGAGGATATGTTGGACTAAGAGGACTCGTTAAAAGAATCATAATGATAAATCCTCTTATTCACGGGCCTAATGTATTTAGCGACCTTTTCGATGAGATGAACTTTAGACTACTAAAGTCTCTAAACGCCATCGCTAAGGGGCCTAATGAGAAGAGCTTGGCGAACGCTGGACTCAAGAATCGAGGCGACCTTCAGATACTAATGACTAAGCATGGAGTAGCATCAGGTATCGCTAAGGCAGCCGCTAACGATTTGTTCGACGCTCTTCAAGGAGATTTTCCCGAGTTGAAAACCTCATGGCAGAGATGGAAAAGCCATCCTCTTAGAACCGTGAAAGGATTCTCGGATAGAGTTTTGTTCGAGGGCGTAGTTGAACATTCGCAGGAGACCATGTTTCTTCGAGTAATGAGTAGGGCTCTAAAGAAGGGGTTCAACACAGATAGAGCTGGACAGATAGCAGCCGACTTTGTGAATAGCAATGTTGGTTCGTTAACTACTGCAATGTTTACTCCAGCACAGAGTGAGTTCCTAAACGTTCTGCTGTTTGCTCGGAACTGGACTATCTCAAACCTCCGTCTCGTTACTGGCTCACTCGGAGTGAGAAACTTTAGATACGCACCTAGGTTTCTTAGACATACTGGACTCGATAAAGAACAGATGAAGTTTCTTCAAGTTGAATACTCTAAGCATCTCGTCAAAGGTGTACTTGGTCTACTCACTATGGCTAATATGGCTAATCTCGGTCTAACGGGGTTTGATTGGAAGAGAGATGATAAAGGGAAGATAGTCGGAGCTAAGTGGGATAAGGAGAAGGCTCGCTTCACCTGGCAGAATGAGAGAGGACACTTCCTCGATGTTGATTTAGGGTTTAAAGATAAAAAGGGGAGAGAAGTATACCTTGTGCCCCCGCTCTTTAGATATATGAGAGACATATTCGCCTGGTTTGCAGGGCCCAGGCAAACTATTAACACAGCATGGAATAAGATGGAGCCTCTTCTTAAACTAAGTATCGAGACTGTTATGAACTACTCTCGCTGGATGGGAGCACCTATCGTGTCTCCAGGCGCTAATCTGTTAGAAGGAGCTCGTGATTGGTTCGAGTACGCTGCTAGGAACATCACTCCTATGAGTACGTATACTACGAGACGAGGTGAGGTTAGAGGATGGGTTGAGACACTCGTTCCCCTCTTAGGAATGTGGGTTAGACACGGTGTTGCTGGTGGAGATCCTGCTCTCTGGCTGATAAAGTTTAAGATAAAGAAGGGCTATGAACTCGAAAGAATAGATGATAAGATTAATGAGCTCGTACAGACTGGAGATATATCTGGCGCCATCGAGAAGATGGTTGAGAGTAAAAGATATGAAGAACTAAACTCTATTAAGAATAGACTCACTAAGTATGATTTTCAACTCTTAAAGAGATGGAAGGCTACTCCTAATCAGCAGAAGGTTGAGTTTCTTAATAGTTTGAGTGAAGAAGAAAGAAAGAAGTTTATGAATGCTGCGAGTAAACGAAGATGATTGACTCTCTGCATTAATTAATAGCGCGTGTTCAAATTTCGAACACGTGCTCATATCCCACCGACATACCTTATTACTTTTTTGAGAGGGTCTTCGGAAACGAAGATCCTCTTTCCTTCCTTTTCTATACTCAACAGAACAGCCCATATTCTATTAAGTGTATCATAGTCAACGTCATTATAGTGAATGCCTAAAACTTCGTTGAAAGAGATAGAACCACTCTCTATGATGGTGGTCATTACTGCCCTAGTAGTTGCAGATATATCGCTCTTTCCTACTCCAGAGAAGGCGTACATCATCTTCCTCTCAACTTTCTCGAGTTCTCTTAAAGACCTATCGAAGTCCTCTGACGTAAGAGTCATCCCTCCTCCTCTGCTAGCGTTCATTATCATTGAGAGCTTGAGTACATGTGTGGCTCTCCTCGATAGATATCCATTAAATCGTGGGTCTCTCTCGAGGACACATCGAGGATCTCCTCCATACCAGTCAGCCCACCTTTCGAGGAAACTCTCATCTGGTATGAATCTTCCCTGAAGCATTCTGATTGCCTCTAAATCGTGGAAGAGTTCACCCTCTAACTCGGCTTCTTCTTCTGTCTCAAAAGGAAAAATCACTTTCTTCCCCATCTTTTCTTCGTATACAAATATGATTCGGGATGTCAGACCTCCACCTATCGCATTCTGTGGTAATGTTGATTCTAACAAATCTGGTGTTGTTGCACCTATTAGATTAACCCATACATTTGTTATATGGTCGTTTCCCTCATGTTTCGTTTCATATTTCCATACGTCTCTACAGTCATACCAATCTGTTAGGTCAGACATTAATTGAGTGTTATCACGACTTAGGAACACAGCGAGCTCCGCGCTGAAAACAGTTAGGCTAGCGTGCATCGTTATACTATTACTATCTGGAGTTATGTCCTGAGCTCCTGCTTTCCTCAGACGCCTAATCAACTGCTCACGAGTTACTGCCTCTGGGGAGAGCTTTATCCCCAGCTCTCTGAGGAATCTCTCAGCTGGTCTCATAGCTGTTCCTTTACCACAGCCACTCGGGCCTACTAATACTATATACATGTTGGGATATAGCATCCCTTCCCATTCGAGGTAACACTTTCGTTGAAGGCATGCTGCTACTGTTGAGATAGCCACCCATTTTTTAAACGAGTTAGGAGGTTGACTATTCTCCGTATATTTCATAAATGCACTAATCCAATCATCGAGACGTCTATCACTCATCCACCTCTCCTCACTCACGTACTGTTTTCTATCTCAGTCTCTCTGCTAACTCCACCACGTTATCTGTCCATTCTATCTCTTTCATACTTTTCATGTTTGTCTTTCCCATAGTCAGACCGCATGGAATGACGAACTCCCTTCCTCTCCACGAGATTGGTTTTTCTAAGCTCCTCTTTATAGAAAGTAGAATCTCAGCATGCCTTCTCAGCCCTACGTTTATCGGGATTTGGAAGACTATGCTATCGTGAACCTGATTGAGAAGCTCTACTTCTTTATACCTATCCTGATTATAATATATCTCTATCAGCCCATCCTCGTTTACTTTATCAGCTACGGTACTCTGAGGTATCCAACTATACGCTTCCTTAAAGAGTCCCTCTCCCCATCTATCCATGAATAGACGATGAGTGTTGAACGGATTAGTTAGGGTTCTGCTCTTTCTAAGCTCCTCCTGCACCCACTGCCAGTATTGAAGTATCCCAGGATATGCGTTGAGGTATGCTGCTCGGACTGCTTTTCCTACTTTAGCTTCTATCCCGAGTGCATATGCAAACTGAATGGGGCCTAATCCATAGTTGAATGCGTGGTTTGTTTTCTTCCCCCAGAATCTCTCTCCCTTATGCCCGCATGTAGTCGGGTCTTCACATATAGGACATGTGCCGAGTTCGCTCGTTACCTCCTCGATGGGTTTGTTAAAGATAAGAGACGCTGTCTTAGCGTGAATGTCTACTCCACTCTCCAAAGCTTCTATCATCGTAGGCTCCGGAGCTATGTATGCTACTATCCTATTCTCTGCCTGACTAAGGTCTATTTCGTATCCGATATAGCCATCGTCAAAGAGCATGAACTCCTTAAACTCAGACGGGATATTTTGAATATCCATTCCAGTATCCCATATTGTTTTTCTGCTACTCAATCGTCCCGAGTCCGCTGCTCCCACTGGATCGAACGAGCATCTAAGACGGTTGTCTTCGTCGAGAGTCGTATCAAGATATGTACTTTTGAGTTTACTCAGCCTTCGTATCTCTAAAAGGATAGAGGCTTCTGGAGCTCCTTTCCTTGCTAACCTCTTTAGAGCATCAACGTCTGTTGTTTGATTACCTGTTGCTCTGTTTGTATATGGCTTATATCCCTTAATCGTATAAAAATAGTTCATGAGTTGAGGAGGACTACTCGGGTTTATCTCAAACCCACATAGTTTATTTAGGGCTTCCTTCAACTCTTCGATTCTTTCCCCTGTCTCATCCGACTTTTTCCCAAGTCCCTCTGTATCTATTCTTATTCCTCTCTCACTCATATAAACTAGGATTGGGATTAGCCTCTTCTGTCTATCATATCTCTCTACATTCCCTAATCTCTTTAACTCATTCATCTGTCTCGGAAGGGCGAGTACACACATAGCACTATCTTTCGCATTATATAGAGCGAAATTCTCATCTCCCATAGTCATCTTGAAATACTTCTTTCCCTCATCTTTATAATAGGGTTCGTCTGTATATATACTCGTTATGAAATCGAGCCCTTTCGGGAAATCGGGGACGAGGGTAGCTTCAGCTATCATAGTATCATTCATGTTCCTTGTTACTATTCCATACTTCCTAAAGAGAAACTGAGTATCGAACACGAGGTTCTGTCCTACTTTATTTATGCTCTCGTCTTCTAAAATCCCAGCTATGAGATTCCATATCTCTGCCTCTTGATATGGAGTCATATATTCTCTTCCACTAAACACAAAGGGAATACTCATCGAGTGAACCCCGTCTCTGCGAATGGCTAATGAGATACACGAGACTTCGAGATTAACTACTTCGATATCAAATGCTACTTGCTTCGCCGAGTCTTTAATCTTCTCAAGGAAATCTTTCGCTTCAGCGAAGCTCGGCTTTATTATATACTCTACGTTTGGTCTCTTTACTATTCTATCTTTGCTCTCTTCTACTGCCTTACTTAGATCACGAAGAATAAAATAGCGCCACATATACATACCTCCTCTACTCTCCTCCGAGCCTCTCTTATACAAACAGGCTGCTGGATGGATGGAGGCTATCACCTTCCTGCCCGGGACGAGAGTACTCTCATAGATAGAACCTCTCCGCTTTGTTATCTTAGGAGGGAAAATCCCTGTGAGAGCATAGAGAGAAACGTTCCCGAAGGCAACGAATATGTTCGCCTCTGTTCTCTCCAACTCTTCTCTTAGTTCTTCGATATACTTTTTATACTCGGGCGTCTCTATCGGTGCTTTTTTAGATAGGTCTACGAATACAGAGATATCATTTGCCTTCTTAGATGTCTTAGGTGGTTGTTCCTTCACAACATTCGTTATATAGCAGTCGCTTCGGAGTATGCCTGCGTTCTGGAGGAGCTGATTGAGAAGATTCCCAGCTGGGCCTACGAATGGTTTTCCTTCTACTATCTCACTCCTCCCAGGTGCTTCCCCCACGAGAGCTATCTTTGCTTCCTTACTCCCGACTGGCTCTACTCTTTTTATCTTGTTGTTCTCATTATAGTTTAATAACATTCTTTTGTTTCCTCATCTCTTTCTCGTTCCTACGTTTTAACTCAGCCATATAATCGTCATAGTCCATATACTCTTTCACATCTTCACCGAATATGAGATACTCATCCCACCAAATCTCGTCTGCCGAGCATCCACCACTGCTCTCCATCATCAGTCCATCTCTCGCTCTCCGCTCGATGAGTTTTATTATATTCTCTAGGTGTTCAGTAGTCAAATCTTTGATTGGAGTTTTCTTCCCGAATCTGTCTATATGGTATTTCATTTAGCCCTCCGAGTATCTATAGGACTTAAACTTATCTCCACCATTATTCATCACCTTCTCTATGAACCTATCTTTATACTGCTGAGATAGATCCCACCCAAACGCAGTGCATCCTACGTTATGCGCTGCTAATATACTATTACCGCTTCCTAAGAAGGGAATCATTATTCTACTATCTGGAAGAGTGAAGGTGCTAAATATGTCACTCATTAGCTCTATTGGTTTCTCGGTGGGATGGCTCTTACTATCTGAATTTACCCGTTTGAAGGAGAAGACATTGGATCTTCCCTGTTTCTTAATACTCGCCTCTCCTTTCCTCGCATAGAAGAATACCTCATACGAGTTCGCTAAGTATAAATCTGGATGGAGGGTTTGTCCCTTACTAGCTTTCTCCCAAACAGCTGGGATATTATTACTCAGGAATCCGCTTTCTTCTATTAGATTTGATAGCGCAGAGAACCAGTAGTCAGGAGCGAACCACCAAATGAGCCAACCCCTATCATTGAGAACTCTATACGCCTCTTTGAGAACCGCCCCACTCTTCTCGAGAAACGTCTTCATCTCCCACTCGTTATACTCTCTCATTTGTGTCTCTCTATAGAGATGATGAAGCTTAATCTTCTTATTGTGCTCTAGGTTGATAGCATACGGCGTATCTACCTCAACTAAATCTATACTATCACTCGGGATATTCTTCACTCCCTCAAAGAAGTCTCCGATTATATATGAAGAGATGAGATCCTTCTTCATCTTCTCTTCTGGAGTACTCGCTCTTCTTTTATCAACAATCTTAGTTGCCTCACTAAGATCATGCTTTCTCTTGAGAGACCTAAGCATCTTCATTGCTTCTGCTTTGTTCTTAGCTTTTCCTAACTCGGGAATGGCCTCTATCGCTGTTGCTAATTGTATATCATCCGAGACTCCTCCTACGGAACTATTTAGGAGCTTAGCAGTGTCTCTCACGCTATGCGTCTTACTATACTGCGTTCCTTTTACTCTCTCCCTCCCAAACTTCTTCTGCATAGCTAAATGGATCTGCTTCGTGAGGGCTACTTGTTCCTCAAAGCTCATATCCTTTCTATCTATATTCTCGCACAACTCGATTATGTTTCTATCGAGTTGCTCTAAATCACTCGGATATATGTTACACACTATCTCTTTCCACCCAAGAAGTTTACATGCTTCGAGTCGTCTCGCCCCAGCCATTAGCTGATACTTATTATCGAGTGTCTCTTTCACTACGATTGGGTGAAGGAGGCCACTCTGCTCTATAGACTTAGAGAGCGCCTCTACATCTCCCAAGTCTTCTCTGTATCTATGGCCTACTATTATCTTATCTACGCCTACTCTCTTAATTTCTTTCGGCTTAACCACTCTTGCTGAAGCCTGCTGCTCATCAACCATCTCAAATCTCCTTATTATATACTCTATAATTCATCACTCGAACTCCGCCTCTAAAAGCCTTCTCCATCCTCTCCACTCGTCCCAAGAGACGTATCTTATCTCTATCTTATTCTCTTTAGCGAACTTAACCTCCTCTCTAGCTCCCTCTGAGTCTCTCCAGTTAGGGAGAATAACACAGAGATCACTTCTCTTGAGAAGCTCGATGTCTCCCCTAAGGAAGACTTCGTTTTCAACTACGCCGTCGAAGAGTGCGGTGTTACTATGAGGGCATATTACTGCATAGCCCTGTCTCCAGTATCGCATAGCGACTGTTCGAGCTAACGAGATGTTGAAGAGTTTTTCTCTCGCTGTGGACGCTCTATACGCTCCCGATATGTATGCTACTTTCATCTTTCCTCTCTCCTTAACCTAATACAACAAACTCTCTAATTTATCACGTATCCCTATTACTCTCTGTGTTAACGAGTTGATTTCCTCCCCACCTCTCTTGAGGAACTCCGAGAGTGCGATTGTAGATTCTTCTTTAGGGGCATGAAACTCTGGCTCCTTCTCTTTCTCTTCCTTGCCCTCTATTTTCACAACTAAACTCCCGAGTCTGTCAATTGCTATCTTTAATTCCTCAATCTCGTCGTAGAAGTGTAAATGGTTCGGATACTTCTCCGCTCTTTCTGCTTCTTCTTGCTCATTCATGATTTTCTCCTTTCTCCGTCAATATCCCTTTCACAATTTTTGCCAGTGCAGCTATGGCAGCACCTTGATAACCGAAGTAAGTTGCAACTGTTCTTCCGTTAAATGGTTTACCGTCAAACTCTTCTGCATCGTTTTTCATATCCTCTGCAATCATGTCTAACATCTTGATGATTGTGTCAACTCCTACTTCTTCTTTTTGCTTACTCATTTGTCTCACCTCCTCTCTTTTTTAAACATCCCCCAGAGTTTCCAACTTCCTCCTCTATACGTATTCCATCTATATACTTTATAGTATTCCTTATTGTTTATCCTACGAACAACTATCTTAGGTAAGCGATTCTCCTTAACTCTCGTTGTCGCTCTGTTTCCTTCTTTAGCAGCTCTCTTCCTATGTTGAAGGTTTCCTATCCCCATAAAAACTATCCCACCATAATTGCTATCGAGGTGGTTTTAGTAAGACATACACATAAACTGTAAATATAATTACAAATTCCATAATGAAGACCCAACAAACACTGTCCATTTTCCACCTCCTTATATCTCACGAATCGAGTCCTCGTGCTCTTAGGACGAGAGCTATCTCCTCCGCACTGAGATTACTCAGCACGCCGAGGACCTTTTCTCCTTTCTTCCTAACTTTCCTCTCATGTCTAATCCCTTTCGGGATTCTTCTCGACTCTCTAATCTTCATGTGGAGATGGAGAGAGTCCTCCTCACTCATAGAGAGAATGCTCTCTTTCATATCTCTGAGATTCATTTTTCTCTCTCCACTAGGGTAAACTTAGCTCTCTTGCTGAGAATCAATCCCATCACTCGAGACGGGTCTTTCTCGAGCATCTCTATCAGGTCATCGACTATTGTCGAGAAGAGAGCTCTCTTCACTCCCCAAGGGAGGAGCTTAATCAAGCTATCGAACTGCTCCTTAGTTACCTCAATACTCAATCTCGGTTTGTATGTCTCTGACATTCTATACCTCCTTCTTTGTTGACTCCTTTATGAACTTCGTGAACTTCGTGAACTTCGTTCACGAGACGAGGTGAACCTCGTGAGCTTCGTCCACGAGATAAATAGAAACTTTATGAAACAAGTAGGGACGCCGTCGGGAGTCGAACCCGACTGTGTATGTGAACTTCGTTCACACTTGAGAGTAGAAGAACATGTATTTAATCTCAACCTTTCTTTCAATCTACTCTCCCACTAGCGCCCGAGGAAACCAAAGGTTTCCTATTTAGGTACTACGATCCTATTTAGGAACTACGAACCGTCTCACGTTGTTCTGCTCACCGTACTCGGGGCTTTGTGTTACTCTCACTATCGCAAACGCCTCGTGACCCACCCAATCGGTTGGCTCGTTTGATGTTATAGCGAAGGCCTGAACAAAGCTTCTAACTCTGATAACTGATGAGTTGAAGAGACTCTCATTCCTCTCTCTCAACGCTTCGCTCGGGAGACCGAGATAGTACGATATAGGACGAGTGTTCGGTTCGTCGGAGACTAATAAAACTCGATATCCTAAGTCTCCATTTTTGTCGACTTTTTCCTCTACATTAGCTATCTTAACTTTGTGCTCTCCCTCAGGGAGCACCTTTTGCTCTGGTACGTCAAGGTTAGCTAAGTCTAAGATTCCTAGATCTGGCATTGTTTTCTCCTTTCTTGTTTGATGAGACTCATGTCTCGTTTAATGAGACTCACGTCTCGTTTGATTTAGCATGTGTTCAATAATCGAACACGTGCTCTTCTGCCCTTTCACCTATAGCAGCTTTCGCAGAGCTTCTGCTCTATCGAGAGCATGCGTGATGAGGTCGAGGACTTCCCTCGCCTCAGAGCGGACGCTCTCTACCTGCGCTGGTGCTACTGATGGAGGACTTCCTGAGGCAGCTGTTTTATCTGCGCCCGCACCCATCATCGCCGTCTTGTTTGGGAATAAAGCCATTTTTTATCACCTCCTTTCTGCGAACTTCGTTCGCTTTTTATAGTAAATTCTGCAGGGCTCGTGCCTTGCGCCTTCCTGCGAGAGAGTATTAAGGACTTCTTCTATTACATAGAGAATGTTTCCTACTCTTGTTTCTCTCGGTTGATTTATTGCGGATAAAGCCACTCTTGTTGCCTCATTTTTTAGATTAACGGTTTATCTTCTGCTGGTAAACCAGCCTTCGCTGCGAGATACTTTATATCTGGCTTTTCGTAGAGACTAAACTTTTCAGCCCCGACTCTCGTTCGAGCCTCAAATCTTCCAGTCGGAGCGGTTAAGAGACTCCTCTCCACACCCGTGCTTTTTTCCTCCGTCTGCATGACGTATATCTCGTCAAACAGGAGGGGTACATCTATCTGAAGACTCGGGATGCTGTTGAATCTAGCGATCATCCTTCCACTCACTTCCTCTTTCACGAGGAAGAGATGGCCAGTGAGAACAAAGTCGCATGGAAGAGCTGTTGCTAACTTCACGGCGTCTTTGACTACATTCCCGACTACCTGCCAGTCTTGAAGTTGGAGGACTCCGTCCACTCTTCCCTTTCTTTTAGCCTGATGATTCTTCAAGGCATCTATCCACGTTGTGAACGAGTCGAGGAAATACGTTCCGATACTGTTGAAAAATCCCGAGCTTCTTCTTCTCATAAACTCCTTCTCCCACTCTATATACGCTGAGGGAGAAGAAGCGTCTTCCTTTTCGTACCTACTATCCACGATTATTCGCCCTTTCTCTATCTCATCTCGGAGGGCTTTAGTCCCACCTGGATCGAAGCTGTCTATCAAAACAGGTGCTCTGCATGTTTTAGCTATGAATGTCTTTCCAGTTCCTATTCCTCCTAAAACGAGGACGTTAAGGGTTCCCTGTGCGATGTCCGCTGTGTAGAGCTTTCTAAGCCTCGCTATTTCTTCCTTCACACTTGTGCTTTTTATGTATTCCATTTTTTGCCTCCTTTATCAAAGTGTTATCACGTTTTCTTTTTCTTTCTCTATCTCTCTCGGGCTCCAGAACTCGACTCTAAACCCTAGCGGAGCTGAATCAGCTCGTCTAAGTGGGTTAGTCCATGCAGTACAGAAGTCGAAGTACTCACACTTTCTATTATAGGCTACACAACCCGTTGGGTTCTTAGGAAAGGCAAAGAGGAGAGGGTCGCTCTCCTTGCACTCGCTGAGGAGAGAAACATCTCTCTCTATCCGAGAGAAGATCTCATTTATACTCCATAGCCACTCATCCATTATGTCTATGCTCTTCTTAATAGGAACTAGGAACGTGTCGTTTCCGCTCTTCCTAAAAATAGTCAGGTCTATAATCATCCCTCCTACTTTATTCGGCTCGAAGAGTGCATTAGCCGCATGGAGGTACGTGAGGACTTGATTGGAGAGAGCCCACTGGTCTCTATATATTGGGTTGTTACTTCCTGACGTTTTGTGGTCTACTATATATACATAGTTTCCGTCTGTTACAATAGCATCGAGTCTGAAGTGCATGACTCTATCTTCAGTCATCGAGATAGGAACAGTGCCGTATATCTCGACTGCTTTCTTCTCGTCTAACTCGAGTACTTCCTTCCCGCCGAATAGGTCATCCTTGTAGAGGGTCACATAATAAAGGAGAGCGGAGAGAGCATTGCCTGGGCTCCTAGCTCCGTTAGTTAGATCGGTGTCTTCACTGAACTCTCTTCTGTACACAGAAAGGAACTCGTCGAATGCAGCGCTCACATTCTCCTTGCTTACTCCACGAGTGAGAAGATACTCGAGTGCCTTATGCCATGCTTCTCCAAACACTAGGTTTAGAGAGGACATCTCCGACTTCCACCCTAAGACGTGTCGATAGAAAAAACGCCGAGGACATGTGAGATAGTCCTTAACCTTTGAGGAATCTATCTCCTTCATTATATTGTTTAACTCTTGCATTTTTTCTTCTCTACGCCTGATTATATAGCGTCGTTGGAAGTAGGCATTTTTTACAGAAGTATACTGCTACTGCACAACAGTCGTGTAACCAATATTCTTCATTCTCTGGTTTGTTTTGGTGCAGAGAACAAACGTACTCACTGTGGTCTAATTTTTCTTCCATTCCCTCATATGCAACAAAAGCTATTCTGGCTTCAGAACCACAACGGACACATTTCGTTGTTTCTGGAAACTCTTTTTGCCACGAGTATTTTAGTCCGTTTTTTCCTAGTGTTACTTTCATCTTTCTTCTCCTTCTCTCTGCGAACTTCGTTCGCTAGTCGTCTATGACGTCATCCATTACGATGTTATCAACTCTATATCTCTTCGAGAATCTCTCTCGAGCACGCTTACTTGTCTCCTCGAACGAGAGATATGTATGCTTTCCGTTGATATAAAACCTATCAACGAGGCCAAACCCCTCTTTCGAGAGAAAGTCTCTTATTTCCCTTTCGAGTTCTGCGTCTTCTATCCTAATCGTTAGCTTTACTTTATTCTTTTTCATCTCTCTTATCCTCCTGTGCGCTACTCTCTATCCCATACTTCTTCGAGAATCTCTCCCGAGCACGCTTGCTCGTTTCTTCAAATGAGATGTTTGTACGTGTTCCGTCGAGGCTGCCGACATCAACATAGTACCTTCCTGTGAGAGTGAACCCTTCGCTCTCAAAAAAGTATCTTATTCTGTCCTCTGTCTCTACATCAGTTCGCTCGCTGATTGCTATATCTATCTTAATCTTCTTCATTTCTCCTCCAATGAACCGTCCGAGTTTGAACTCTCCGAGTTCGAGTTAAGTTTTAGAGGAGCTGCTATCTCCCCGATGAGATTATCTATGATAATCTCCCTCTCTCGATAGCTCTTAGTATCAGCCATGAATTGGAGGATGTTAATCCGTCCATGCTTTCTTGCTAAGATAGCAGCTGCTACTGCGTTTAGCGTTGATAAACCACTGATGAGAAGATAGTCTTCTCCATTACTATTCCGAAGAATGTCTGCGAACTCTCTATAGACCCTCGATACTTGAGAAGAGTTAACTTTCCCTTGTGAGAGAGGGATGAGCTCCCCGTACTCACGAGCTGCACTATAATCGTGGCCTCCTTCGTTTACTATATACACACGTCTCATTCCTCACCTCCCTCACTCACCCCCTCGAGCATCTCCGCTGGATATATAAAGGTGTTGTCGAGCAAGTAGGCTCCGATTGGAGTAACCATCACGATTTTCTTCGTGCCTCTAAACCTCTTTTTTGGGTAGAGTATGAAAAACCCATATTTTTTACCATCTCGAAGTCCTTTCTTGAGTTTGACTTTATTCCCGACTCTGAAACTCTTATCTACCTCATCAGATAACATCTCTTTTGTATAATAAAAATCATTCGATAGAAGAGGAGTTCCTATTGGAGAGATACGTATTATTGTCAAAGCTTCCTCGAACTTCAATCTTTTCGCAAATTTGAGGTGGTTATACTGTTCTCCAATCTGGAGACCCTTCTTTAGTCTCACTCTGTCTCCCACCTCTAACTCTTTATACGTTTCTTCTTTCATCTTCTTTTCTCCTTTTGCTTTATTTCTTAGATAAAAGAGAGAGTATCTCGCTAAATGAGATACTCTCTCTTTCTGTCTGGTTAGTTAACGTCTGCTCTTTACGGAATCGAGAAGAGCTTTTAACTCCTCATCGCTCATCCCGCTCGTCAACTTGATAGCCTTATCGACCTTACTCATCTTAGGCCGACCCAAACCAGGTCTCCACGATTCGAGAGAGGCTTGGATTTCTGGAGCTGACTTACCACTTTTGATGAGAGCTCTGATAGCACTCTGGGCTCTCTTTACAACCTCCTGCTTGAGAAGGCTGTACACAACGTCTTCGCCCAGATTATCGACAGCCTCGTTGACCGTCTCTGGAAACTGGATTTGTACAGAGGCAAAACCTTCTTCTATTCCCTTCTCGGGATTAGGAGTAACATTTGCCCCGATTGTTAGTTCTTTCATGATACTTCTCCTTTGTTTAGTGAACGTTTTGCGAACAGAGTTCGCATTTTTATATATAGGTGTGTCTTCTGAGTCTATCACCTCCTTCTCTCTATTTATGCACAAACTTAGTCTGCTCTCTCGAGCATCTTTGAAGAGTAAGTGAAATCATCGTCAAGCGTATAGTCCCCAGAGAGAACAATCTCTATGATCTCCTTTGTGCCTTTGAATTTCATTGACGGATAGAGCGTGAGACCCCCATATACTTCTCCGATGAGAAGACCTTTCTTTAGTCTCACCCTATCCCCCACTTCTAACTCTTTGCTTTCCATTTTTCTTCTCCTTGTGTTTACTCGAATAGATCGAGCTGTGCACTCTTCACCTTTCGTCCTCTCGAGTCAACAGTGTCGTCGAGATACGTACAAAACTCCTCAAAGGCTGGGTTCGGGTATCCCCATACTATTCTCTCGGAGAGCTCGTGTATAAACATCTCTTTTAAACTCTCTTTGAGGGACTTGATACTGATAGATGAGTCTTCTCCGACTATCTCTTTTATGAAGTCGGCGGATGTATCCATCCAGTTGCAGAATTCTTCATACTCTGTATCTGCTGTTTGTCTATCTGTAATGTTAGGTGGAAGACTTGATTCGTGTTTGAGGTGTGTCATTTTCTTTTCTCCTTATGCTTTATGTGTGTTTATGTTGATATGATAATATACAAAATGGTACGATATAATGCAACGTATCATTTGGTACATTTACATCGCTAATGTAAACATGTAAAGAGCATGTGTTCGATTTTCGAACACGTGCTATTTTAAACTCGCCGAGCTAGCTCTGTTTAGACGAGATATGCTCTCTATAGTCGTAGCCCGCTAAGAACGCGTCTAGCATGATTCCCCTCGAGTTCTCATCAAAAGTCATAGCTCCTTTCTTTCCATACCACTTGAGCCACTTGTTAAACTCTCTTTCTTCTGCTTTCATACTTTGCCTCCTTTGTTGACTCTTCGGCACTCGGCACTCGGTACGGAGTACCGAACGGAGTACCGAACTTCGCCTTCTTTGTTGACTCTCTTGTTCTTTTATCGTTCCCGAATGCTTTGAATAGTCGGGATATTCCCGTATAGAGAGTATAGAAAAAAATCCCGACTATTACGTATAGACCCACGAAATAAATCATCTCTTCCTCCTTTTCCTCGTTCGACGCAAAGCACCGAGTAACTCACACCCTGAAATATAGAGAATGAGATATACACTCGGAGCGAATGCTATCCACCAGAGAGGGATGCGGTGGATGAGATCTACTCCAACCCAGAGTACTATCCCTCCAACAACTGCTACTGCTAATTCAGCTATTATCATTATTCTCACCTCCTTGTGGACTCCGTCCACTCTTATTCGTTATCTCATCGAGAATCTCACTCGCTTTCTCGCTGCTGAGTTCGCTCTTGAGTTCGCTCTGCGAACTCTCGGAGGAAACAGCATCGAGATACGCTTTCCATCTATTTCCTCTCCTTGATGAGATGTGTTCTTTCAGATAGCTAACACTCTCCTCCACGCTTAGGCGAGGAACGAGAGACTCCTTCTCGAAGAGTTTGAGGAGCGCTCTAACGATTATATCGGTTTGAGTCTCTACGTATATCCCGCTCTCTTCAAGATACCTATGTGCCTCTGCGAGGAAACGAACATCTATCCTCGCACATACAGGCACGCTGCGTTTAGACTTCTGCATTTTTATCATCTCCTTCTCTTTCTTTTTCATACTCGAAGTTATGAAGCTCACCCTTCAGCCCGTTGATCTCTAACCTCATGAGTACCCCCCTGAGATGCTCTTCCTCGAGCTCGGTGAAAGTCATAAAGGTATCCAACATCTCGCCTTTTGTTACGTTCTTTAGTCTCTCACGAAGTCGTCTATGAAACTCCCTTTGCTCTTCGAGAATAAACTCTTTTAGTTCTGTATTCATTTTTTCCTCCTTTCTGGACTTCGTTCTAACTTCGTCCACACTTTAGAGTCTGGAATCAAAGATTCCCGTCTCTCTAAGAGAGCGAGATCTCCCTGAGTTCTTTTCTCATCTCTTCGCCTGTGAGTACGGTTAGCACCACGTAGAGGTGTCTCTCTTCAAGGTCGAGGAGTGTCTCGATTACCTTCATGGTTTTCTCATCTAAACTTTTCCCGAGTCTCTCTCTCACATCGTGATGGAAATCTCTCTGCTCTGCGAGGAGAACTGTTTTTAGTACTCTAATATTCATTCTCTTCTCCTTTCGGGCAAAGCCCGAGTTTGTTACATAAATCTCTCATGCTTAAGAGAGCAGGGAATCTTCGATTCCCGAGTCTCCTCACGAAACGAAGTTTCGTCTTGATTCGAGCCCAGAGCGAAGCTCGAGGCCACTTCTTCACAATCTCATAAGTAGAGCGGTCGAGTAGACACGGTGGATTTTTACTCCACTCTACAAACTCCATACCTTCGATTATGACTATCTTCTTCTTCATTCTTTCTTCTCTTCTACTCGTAATTCCCGAGTGGAATAAAAGTCTCTTTTCTCATCCTCGAGCAGGACGATATTAAGAAGAGTATACGTTTTATAGCCGTGTACTCTTCTATCAAACTCGAGGAGATGTTTTAAGGGTTTACCTCTCCACATCGCTTTGTCTAAATCGAAGCGATACGGAAACTGCTCTCTAAACTCCCGTTTAGTCATTTTTAGTTACCTCCTTTTTATCTGAGTTTCTTTGAACTCTCAAAGTCTGGAATCTTCGATTCCCGACTTTCTAAAACCCGTTAAGCTTCGTCTCCGTCTCCGTTGTGAGCTTCGCTCACTCTCTTTTTTAGAGCTAGGAGATTCGAGAGGAATCGAGGAGACCCCACTCTCTCCTCTACATCCAAATAGTTTGAGTCTGGGTCAAGCTCGAGCTCGTGTCTTAAGTCCTCAAAGACTCCCGTTTCTATGAGAAGAAGTCTCTTGAGAATAAAACTGAAGTGTCTCTCCTCAACTTTCAGATATCTCTCAAATACCTCAATGAGATTAGCATTCTCAGTACTCTTCTTCACACCCTCGAGAATGCGAGTGTGAAATTCTCTCATCTCCTTAGCGAGAGCGTTTCCAAATTCCGAGTTACTGAAAAACACTTTGTGTTTTTCTGAGTTATTCATTTTTAATCACCTCCTTTCTTTATTCTTTATTTTGTTTGTATATGTGTATACGTGTATACGTGTTTTTCTTGTCGGTGGGTCGGAGTGTTTTTCCCAGAGTCCTCCCCGAAGTGAGTTTGAACACGTGCTATTTTTTTCTCTTAGCTAAACGTTTCACGTTTAGTCTCTGCGAACTTTGTTCACTCTCTTTTCTCTTAGTCTCTCTCTTCTTCTATTATTATTTCTTTATATATTTTTTTTTTAATATAGGAAAACAAGAGAAGAGATAAAGCTAAAGACAAACCCTATACACAAAGCAAACTCACCGAAAAAAGTGAGCACGTGTTCAAATCCACTTTGGAGAAGACCCCGTGAAAAACACACCGACCCACCGACACGAACAACAAAATTTTCAAGAATGTACATTTAAAAATGCAGAGTATTTTTAAAGAGAGTTTCGCATTTTTCATAAACTCTTTATGAACATTTAGCACACACATTTAGAGTAGCACATGTTCAAATTTCGAGCACGTGCTAAACGTGAAACGTTTAACCTATGCAAATAAAAACGAGCCAACTTATTTAAGTTAGCTCGTTTAAATCCGTCTGTATATCTCACTTATGAATTTGTGATTTGTGTGAAAATGCTTTGCATTTTTCCTTTGCATTTTCTATTTGTTTTTTAACTTATCTGATAACCGTTTTATTAACTCTTCTGCTTCGTCGTCTTTACCGTCTGCGATCATTTCGTTGATTAACTTCTCTATTTTGACGGACTTCGCCATCTTAACCCGTCCTGTTATCAATGCTTTAGCGTCAAACGTCTTACCATTTAACGCTCTGACAATTTCCAACCCGCCAGGACGGTTGCGATTAGCTATCTTAACAACAACAGAATCACACGCCAGCATAGCTAAGTCATCAAGTGTGCAGTTGCGAAAGGAAATCGTATACTTTACTGGTTCTCTCCACTCATACACAATATGACCGTTCTCATCCTTAACCGTCCGTCCGTTCTCATCAACCTTAGGTTGACCGATACTCGGATTCACTGTCTTTTTAACATCAACACCGAAATCTAAATAATCGTCGTTGAGAAGTCTTTTTGTCTTAAGTTCATTATCCATGATATACCTCACTTTCTTTTAACGTGAGATATACAGAGAATTTGTTTACTTCTGAAAATGTCAAGGAGCTCGTTTTTCTCAGTACATGTATAACGTGTTTTTCAATGTAACAATGTACAAAATTGCACAACCTTTGTCAAGTGAAATATTCTTATAATGATTATTAGAAATTCTAATGATTGGATTGGTCGGAGTGTTAAGACAAAGTAATATTAGAGAAAGGTAATCAGAGAAGACGGTGAATCTGGATCAAAGACATTAGTCAGAGCGAATATATCCAATCAGTAATAGATAAACCCGTGTATCAAACATCAGAGCTAATGTTTCATGTCAGAGTTGACGCCGCCAGAGATAAGAATAAAATAATATAGGTGTTTGATAATCGAAGAGGCCCTCAGGGGGAACGCATCGCTCACGCACAGACTAAAGCTATTTCCACATTCCGAGGGATTTTTTCAAACTAACTCACACATTTAGGTGTGATTTTATGCCTAAAAATACGTTGACTTTATACTCTGTATATCGTACCTTATTATTGAAAATAAAATGAATTTTCGTAAACGAAAATGTGAACGAAGTTCGACGAAACGAAGTTTCGTGAGAACGAAGTTCACAAAGATAAAGGACGAGAACTATGGGTAAAACCGTGAGAGGTAAGCGAGACGGGACAGGGCCTTATAGAGACTCCTATCAACGAAAGGTTCGGGGGAGGAAAGTAGGACGTCGGCGTGCTGCTGGCGAAAAATGCCCTAAGCGGACTTCGTCCGTACGGAGAGGGAAATGAAAAGAGGAGGAGATAATCATGGCTAAGTCATCTTTATCAAAACGACGTGCTGCTCGGAGAGCATATAAGAGAGCAGCTAAGTCTAAACTAGGTGGCGGGGAAAGATTCGCTGCTGTTAAGAAATCCGCCGCTGCTGGTGGAGCTAAGAATCCCGCCGCTGTCGCTGCTAGCGTCGGACGGAAAAAATACGGAGCTAAGAAGATGGCTCGCTTAGCTGCCGCTGGGCGGAGACGGAAAGCCTAAAGGCTTTCGGGAAATCTCTGATTTCCAGGGCCTCGAGACTTTCGGAAAAACCCTCTCGGAAAACCTTTCGGGGTTTTCCACGCATTAGGAGAGTAAAAAAGAGTTTTTGGTAAAAAGCCGAAGGCTTTTTAAAAATAGGAGATAGCAAAATGATGAACTTTTTAAAAGGGAAGAAAACCTATATCATAGTCGGGATTTTTTTAATCCTAGCTATCATAACCTTCACACCCTCTATATCAATCCCGATTTGGGTATTCACTATATTAGGTGCTTTGGGTTTAGCTGCTTATAGAACAGGAATCGCTGATATTAGCGGGAATAAAGGATGGCGCTCATACACATCAGCTGTTCTAGTCGCCGCTTTTAGCGTCCTTCAAGCCCTAAAGATTAACCTTCCATTTGAGACTATATATATCATCCTCTCAGCACTCGGGTTTGTCGGAGTTAGAAAAGCAGTATCGGATATCTCTACGATGATAAAATAGCACGTGTTCGATATTTGAACATGTGCTAAACGCAAAGTGTTTAGTTAGGAGTGAGTGGAGTTCACGATGGATATGAGAAGAGTAGATCCTGAGGATAAGAGATATAGCGTAGAGCGCCTCTGGGAGCATCATCAGGAGATAATCCGCCTCCTCGTCGCTAGCAATGGGGGTTTTACGAATGCGTATATAGCTAGACAGGTAGGGTGTACTCCACAAACCGTATCCAACGTGAGAAACAATCCGATAGCTATGGCGAAGATTCAGGAACTTGAGAAGGAGAGAGATGAGAGTGCAGTGGATCTCTCGAAGAGAGTTAAAGAGATAGCTCCCCTAGCCCTCAACCTCCTACAAGAGACAATAGGGAGCTCACTCGAGGATATAGAAGAGGGAGCTCCAGACCCTAAACTCTTGAATCAGGGAGTGAGGAGCGCAATAGCTGTCGTGGAGCATAGCGTTCCGAAGAGAGTAGAGAAGAAAGTCGTTCATGGCCATTTCACGTTTGAGCAGATAGCTGAGGCTAAGAAGAGAGCCTTAGCTTCGCATAGTCGTAATCCTAACGAAGTTAGACCTAACGAGGTGAGAATAGAGGAGAGCGTAGAAGATGAAACTGACTGAACATTTTGACTCGAAAGAGTTCGAGTGCCATGACTGCGGGCTCGTTAAAGTAGACGAAGATTTCATAGCTAAACTCGAAGAGGCTCGGGAGTTAGCAGATATTCCGTTTATCATCACGAGTGGGACGAGGTGCGAAGCGTATAATGAGTTAGTCGGAGGAGTTCCCGACTCTGCTCATATACCTAATCCTAAAACAAAAGCCGCTGATATTCTCTGTCGCTCATCTTCAACGAGATGGAAGATAATAAGCGCTCTTATCGAGGTTGGCTTTACGAGAATAGGAATAGGTGCGAATTTCATTCACGTTGACTCAGATAGTCGCAAAGTTCCAAATGTGATTTGGACATACTATGGGAGAAAAGAGAGATGAATTTCTCTAAGATACTCTTATATATCGTGATAGGCATTGTGCTAGCCATCGGCACTCTATTAGCCCTCTCGGATAACATGAAGAGCGTGAGTCTTCAGTTCACCTGGGATAAATACGATATGACTATTCCTGAGAATAGTCGAGTAACGCATCTTCAGATTTGGGATGTCTCGGCTGACTCTCCGAAGCTCGTCGAAGATAACATCTCAGTTAGTGATACTGAGAGTATAATAAAGTTTCCAGCAGACGGAAAGACATATACGTTCGCTATGAGAGCAGTAACAGCGGACACGTTTAGTGTGTTCTCTAACACATGCTCCGTCTCGATGCCATATAGACCAATCCCGTTCACGGTGAAGGGATTCACTGCTAAGATACTAGGAGATTAAGATGAAACTTTTTACTAAGATATTAGTTGTGCTCTGTGTGATAAGTATACCTTTCTCCGTACTCTATTTTGTGAAACCGCGGGTTATAACGAAGAGGGAGACTGTTGAGAGGATAGTTAATATAACTCCAGATAGCACTCGTGTCCATTTTAAGCCAACTAAGCCCGACTCGTTCACTAAAGCGGATACGCTAGGAGAGAGATACGTAGTATCTCGAAAGACTTTTAATAAGAAGTATTTATATAAAGGAGAGGAGATAGCAAACGTAGAGTCAAAGGTTTCAGCCTACGGGGAGATGAAAGCGGAGCTCTTAGAGAACGAGATAACCATCACACCGAATAAGTATAATCTCAAAGAGATGCTAATGGAGAATACTGAGATCGTTAGGAGTGAAGTCTCGAAGCGAAGCTTCAGAAAAGGTTTGATAATAGGCTGCGTTAGTACAGCAGCTGTGATAGTAGGAGGGATGTTGTTGGTGAGGAGGAAATGATGAAGGGCATAGAGAGAACACAGGCTACTTTAAAGACCGTAGTCCTAACATTCACCATCGCAGCTGCGATAGTCGGAGTGGCGGTCGGAGGAGTGAATTGGTATAAAAACTCGAAGAAGACTTTTGAAGGTTATAATAAACTAAAGGCGAGAGTTGATAAGATAGAGATAGTAATGCACGCTGAGCAGGCATCTCAGAGAGTCTTAATAGAGGCTCTCATTAAGAAGATGATGCCAAACGAAGCTGAGACTATTATTAGACAGTCGGACGAAATGAGAAAGGCTCTCGAAGAGAGCATGGCTGGACACAATCCAGACCCGCCTGTTGAGGAGGTAAAGAGATGAGGAAAATACTTTCTTTATTTATATTCGTATTCATACTTGTGTTCACGCAAGCATTCGGACAGGTTAAGGTTGGGGTATTAACCGCTACTAAGGTAAATAAGATAGACTCAACAGGGCATGCTGCTGGTAGCTACGCTACTCGCTCAGCTTTGCTCGACACAACCTTAGCGGTTAGAGGTGCTTTGGTTGATACTGCATTAGCGATTAGAGAGGACATAGGTATATCTGTGAGTGGAGAGTACGTTGCTAAGGTGGATTCGACTGGACACGTGGCGAATCACTACTCAACTCGTTCGGCTCTTTTGGATACCACTACGAGCGTTAGGGGTGCTTTAGTAGACACTGCAAACGCACATGCGCTCCTGATAGGTAATAAGGTGAATAAAGCAGACTCAACGGGGCATAGTGTGGATAGTTACGCTTCGAGAGCTGCTCTGGTAGATACCTCTACGGATATTAGAAGTGCTTTAGTGGATACAGCGAGTGCTCACTCGCTTCGTATAGACACAAATGAGGATAATATAAATGTGCTAGGAGGGTATACACTCGATGTGCATAACGTAGATAATACTAACTTTGGTTATTCAAAGTACTTCAAAGACCCGCTATTCTTTAAAACCCCGAACGCTAATATCTTAGGCCTCAGTCATTTTGGAGTATCAAACTATACCCATATATCAACTTTTCAAGTCGACTCAACTACTGGAGCTATTGGCTCTGCATTCATAGATGATCGTGCTATTGTTGCTAGGAAGGGGAGTAGAGACGTAGTTAGGATGGGGAGCTCAAACTATTTTGCAGTGATAATGGATATGGGAGATCCTAGGTCGGTTATATCGTTTAGTGTAGATAACACTGGTGATATTAGCGATACTAATATAGACACTCTTCAAGTTTATGCAAGCGGTACTGAAACTACCACTGAGAGTCAGGCGATAGAAAAGGTTGCCAACTCTTCATACTTTCTAACAGTTCTTCCTGTGTACGATGGAACTGGCGATGTTGATAGTGTGTGCGTCAAGACTGTTGAGTATAATAGCACAAACGGGCATTTTGTCGGAATAGTGGATAGTTTGAGAGTAGGCAGCTTAAACTTCATCCACGCAAACGGGTCGTATAACTCTTATATATTTAGAGTTGCTTCGAGCAACTATTATGGGGTACTCTGCAATAAGACTCTATTAACTATACCTATCAACCCGTCGACTGGAGAGATTAGTACTCCGTCCGATACCTTAGGTGTACTTAGTGTAGCTGTTGGAACTGTGCATATTCATAGAATACGAGATACTAACTTCTACGGTATAGGTTGGCAAGGAGCGCCGTTCTCAGGCGATGTTGGAAGTATCATAACAACAGTTGAGATTTCTCCTATTGATGGAAAGATGACGTATATCGAGAAAAAGGGTATAGATCTGAGGGAGGTTGGAGAGGCTGACTTCGCTGATATACCTAATACCAATTTGGTAACTGTTTTATTCTATGGCATAAACAATTGGGGGATAGCTTATAAAATATATGATGTTAGCGACGGTGGAGTTTTCAGCTCGGCGGCTCTCGATAGTGGAAAGATAAATGCAAATAATCAATACTATACTAACGTGGCTTATCCTCTAGGAACGACTAACTATGTACTAACAGTTTACGATTCGAGTGATTATTCGCATGTGTTGAGTTTTAATGCTTCATACACGGCTAATGTTTTAGAAGGCAAACTAAATGCTGCTGACTCTACTTCACATTCTATTAATAACTACGCAACATACTCAGCTCTGATTGACACAGCTCTTCTCAAAGTAAACAAGGCTGATTCGATATCGCACTCTGCTGGTAATTATGCGAGTTATTCAGCGTTGATAGATACGGCGAGTTCACACTTGACGAAGATTAATACTAATATTTCTGATATAAGCACGAATACATCTGATATAAGCACGAATACGTTTAATATAGCTCTTAAACTAAACAAGGCTGATTCAACAGCACACTCTTCTAATAACTATTCTTCGTACTCGGCTTTGATAGACACAGCCTCGGCTCTTAGAGGAGCTATTGGGAGTAGCGGAGCGTATGTTGCTGTTGGAGACTCTACTTCGCATTCACCTAATAACTATGCTTCGTTTTCAGCTTTATCTGATACGGCGAGCTCTCATCTAACTGATATAAGCTCGAACTCATCTAACATAGATTTGAAGGTCAACAAGGCTGATTCCACATCGCACTCTGCTGACAACTATGCGGCCTACTCGGCTTTGATAGATACTGCTTCGGCTCATCTAAGTCTAATCAACACTAATGCGAGCGATATAAGCACTAACTCGTCCGATATAGCACTAAAGGTGAATAAGTCTGACTCGACGGGACATGTAGGAGACCACTATGCGAGTCGTTCTGCTTTGTTGGACACAGCGAGTGCTCATTTTAGTCTAATCAATACTAATGTCTCGAATATAGATTTGAAAGTAAATAAAGCCGATTCAACTTTACACTCCCCAAGCAACTATGCAACTCGTTCTGCATTAGTAGACACAGCCTCGAATCTTAGAACGGCTATAAACAGTAAGTCAGATCTATCCTTCGATAACGCTCTAACTGTTGATTCAACGTACTCAGGAATACATACGAGCGATGCTGTTGGAGAGAGTGTGAATGCTGGAGACGTATGTTATATGAAGTTAGACGGAGCGTACTGGAAAGCAAATGCGAGTGCTTCGACGACTATGCCAGGCATCGTTCTCGTTACGAGTCATGCGGCTGCTGCTGCTTCTGCTACTCTCCTTCATATAGGTTATTTTAGATTAAATAGCTGGGCTTGGACAGTTGGAGGTCTCATATACACGAGTACGACTTCTGGAGGATTAACACAAACAGCTCCGTCCGCTGCGGGAGAGCAGGTTCAGGCAGTTGGGTATGCAGTAACAGCTGATATTATATATTTCAATCCTTCACTCGTAGTGATAGAGGTGCAGTGATGAGACGGGTACTTTTGTATTTAGCGCTAGCGCTATCAATCCCGATGCTCGTGTCGGGGCAGTTTAGGTATAGGAAGAGCCATGTTATTCAGCATTCTGCTGGAGCAGGCACGGGATATCAGGTTGGGCTCTGGGTGCATATAGGCTCGGGAACGGATGACTCTGTTAAGGTGTATATACCTTCGGGGCATGCTAGGAGCGACTTAGGAGATGTACGCTTCTATGATAACGATGGGAGTACTCAGCTAAGCTATTATAGAACAGATGTTGTAGGAGATAGTTCGCTATACTGGATAAAGGTGAGCGATGACCTAAGCACCTCAGATGCTACTATTTACGTGGAGTATGGACACTCTGATTCTCTTTGTGCTAAGAATGGGGATGCTACTTTCATAGAGTTTGACAATTTTGAGAGTGGGCTTGGTGAGTGGACTATTATTGGTGATGTAATCCAAGATTACTATACTGCAGAGCCAGTGCCTCCGAACCTAGATACTACTCGTTTAGCCAGGACGATAGAACCCAGCTCTGATTATGGCAGAACTACACTTAATAGAACTGACTGTGTGTCATCGAATAGAGCGTATGGAATATTTGTACTGGAGACCCCAAGTGTGGGTGAGCCTGATGGGATATTTAGATTACTGTCTGAAGATGTGCAGTGGAGGATTATCACGGATACTGCTTACCCGTGTAACTATAGAGATAATTCGGCATGGTACGACGCTCCTCCACCTCAAGGTGCCTCAAACAAATGGATTAATTTGGAGATATGCTGTGATGCTAGTAATAATTTTACATATCGCTCTAATGGTGACTCTGTTGGGGTGACCAGTGCTTCGACTTATGGAGATAGTATCTCGATAGGATGCTGGTCCTCGCTCATCGGAATGATGAGATGGGACTTGTTTTACACTAGGAAATATGTAAAACCCGAGCCTCAGCACGGCTCATGGGGTTCTGAGGAACATATATATTGGCCTCATAAAATTTGGCAGAGATATCCTGCAAAGGTATCTGGGACTGATATAACGAGTGTTAATAAAGTGAGTGGGATAGAATAGAGGTATATAGGAGGATATTATGAAGAGATTTGTGTTGATAATAGCGCTGATACTTTTCCCAATAGTATTCGTGAGAGGGCAGATAGCACGGAGCTGGACGGACTCTCTCGCTGTGAGTACGAGCTCGAGTGATACTACGTTTAGTACTCAGAGGTGGGAGACTGCTACTTTAATCTTCTCGGGTTGTGATGGATGGATTAAGTATGCTCTCTCATCTCGTGATACTTTAGGATGGAGTGATGACTCGCACGGGAAGAAGTGGTTCTACTTAGGAGAAGGGCAGACGCTTAGTATCACGGCTAATAAAGAGCTCAGGATTCCAGGCCTCTGGAGATTAGAGTATAAAGCTGCTCTTGGCTCAGGAGCTTTATTCATAACAGGGACTAAGAAGTATTATAAATGAGCATGTGTTCGATAATTGAACACATGCTAATATGGAGATAGAGATGACAGCGATGAGGAAACTATTTGTGATAGCACTCATGCTAATGTGGAACGTTAGTATGAGTCAGTATGCCACACAGGAGGCACTCGACGATACAGCTAGCGCTCATAGAACACTGATTGGTTTGAACCTGACCAGGACATATACAAATCAGTATAATATATCCTCTAATGATTCTAAGATAGGTTTGAATCTGAGTAGCATAACTACTAATACAAAGAATATATCCACGCTAACGAGCTTGGTGAATGGTTTAAGTAGTATTGCCTCCAATAGTGTTAATAAGACAGATAGCACGGGGCACTCCGTAGATAGCTATGCAACTCGTTCAGCTTTGTTGGATACAGCGAGTGCTCATTGGTATAAGATCTCCGAGAACGCACTCGGCATCTCGGGCAACCTAGCTGGTATATGGCAGATAGAGAACTTGTACCTTCCAGCTAAGCTCGATAAAGCAGACTCGACTGGGCATGCGAAAGAGCATTATGCAACACGCTCTGCTCTACTTGATACTACGGATGCGTGCCTTAGGAAAGATGGCTCAGCCGATAGTGTACGGGTCTCTACTTCCTCGAGTGGAGGGCCTCACTTCACACTCGAGAACACGAATGGTGATGACTTAGGGCCTATATTCTACTTCTATAAGAAGTCAGAGAGCATAGCGAATGGCGACCGTGTGGGCGAGCTTGGATTTAGGGCGAGTATAGTTGTGGCGGATAGAAACGTTGCTGGTTTAGTATGTAGTACACCACAGTTGGGTCTACTTCATACATGTGGGCAGCTTAATTTTTGGGTGGACTTAGATGATGATTCAACATCGTTTCTCGCACTACAGGGACGTGGAGACTATGAAGGATATGGTCGAGTGTGGGTTAACCCATCAAAGAAGTGGATAGATTTCAGAGTCTCCTCTGCAGACAGCACTGATGCCTTTTTGGTAGATGCGGCCAATAATAAAGTTAGTATCGGGGACTCTTTAAAGATAGGCTCAGCGGGGACATGGTTACGTTCCATAGGTAGAACTGCATACGGAGATTCCCTATTTATTGTGGTTAGTGCTACTCATACTGGAAAGGACACAACATGGCTGCCTTTAAAGTAGTATGGCTTTTATCGTTAGTATTACTATTTCTATATAGCATCTATGATGCGTATAGAGATCTCTACTTTTGGGATGAGAAGATTAAAGAAAGCGTAAGGAGGGTCTATAAAAACTGGCATGTTGTTAAAGCTATCTCTCTCGTATTCCTCATAGTATCCATTTTCCTCCTCTATCTATCCATGTGGATGCTAGGTGGTGGAGTATGGAAGCTCTTAGGTTATTTCCTATTTAGATATGGAGCGTTTGAGTTGAGTATGAATTTATTAGCTACTAACTATGATAAAGGCTTCATGCGTCTTACTAAAGGATGGGCTATCTTGGTTATGCTAATAGGGAGTTTGATGGGAGTTTTGGTGTGAAACCTAATGATA